CGTCAAAAGACGTATGGATGGATGATGCAACGTATAAGGATGTTTCGGGCAACTCAACTCTCACAGCAAAGGAGACGGTCAGTTTATCACGTAACCTCACAGAAGTCGGAAAACAATTCCACAAAATCAAAAAGAAAGACCTCGAAAAATTCAGAGAAGTTCAACGTGCAATAGAAAAGAAAGGTGCAGGTGCAACTTATAAAACATATTGCAATGCACAGATTCGTGCTGGTATTTTTAAACCAAACTACAACGGATATCTAAAACACTTTGAAAACTACTGGAGAGATAAGGTAGTCGCAAAAGTTAAACAAGAAAAGACTAAGAACATCAAACGAGAGATTGGTGAACAGTTGTATAATGAACTCAGAGGTTTGAAGTCTATGATTGAAGCACTAACCAAATTCCAAGAGTTGATGGTAGTGTCAAAACAGATTATCATAGAAGGATTAAACAGAGTTAAAGGTATTGGAACCTTTGTTAAAACGTCCACAGGATTTAAAGCAGTAAATCCTGAAGGATATGTTGCAATTGACCAAGAAGGTAAGGCAGTTAAGTTAGTTGACAGGATGGAATTCAGTCAAAATAATTTTAACGCTGCAAAAAATTGGGATAAATAGTAATATGGAACTTAAATCATTCAGAGAAATTTGGGAAGAGATGCAAGAAGCAGACTCTATGCAAACTCGTCTGAAGAAAAAGAAAGCATTCCAAAAGAACAAACATAAGATTCTTGCAAAACGTAAAAAAGCAATGAAGAAGAAGAATCTTGACCCTGCAAAGTTACAGAAACGTGCAGAGAAACAAGCACGTAACATGGTCGCAAAGAAGATGTTGAAAGACACAGATAAGAGTGACCTAGGTATGAGTGGAAAACAAGCACTAGAGAAGAAGTTAGACAAGAAGAAGTCTGCAATCAAAAAACTCGCAAAGAAACTTTTACCGATGATTCGTAAAAAAGAACAAATGAAGAATAAAAAAGAAGGTGATACGAAAGATGGCGAATAAGAATTTTACAAGTTGGTTATCAGAAGCAAAAGGTAAAGGTGCAGTGTTCACCTTTGGTCGATTCAATCCTCCAACTACAGGACATGCAAAGTTAGTAGACAGACTTCAAAAAGTTGCGAAGGGATACGGTGATGCATTGTTATTCTCTTCACACTCAAACGACAAAGTTAAGAACCCACTAACCCACAAAGACAAAATCAAATACCTACGTGCATTCTTTGGTAAACAAGTGAATGTAGTAGATGCAGATGTAAAACAGATTTTCCAAATCCTTACCTTCTTGCATGACAAAGGTTACACTAAGATTAGAATGGTAGTAGGGTCAGATAGGGTCAGAGAATTCGACACTATCATCAAAAAATATAACTCAGTAAAAGGTCGTCACGGTTTCTATAAGTTTGATGAGATTCAGATAGTCTCTGCTGGTGAACGTGACCCTGATGCAGATGATGTGTCAGGAATGAGTGCATCTAAGATGAGAGAGTTTGCAGAAAAGGGTGACTTCGAATCATTTAAAGAGGGAGTACCCAAAACAGGACAACGATTTGCACAGAAACTTTACAAAGATATCCGTAAAGGAATGGGTATCATGGAGAGTACACTACCTGCATTCATGACAGAAGATTTGATTATGGAAGGGGTCTATGACCCAGGCATCTTCAAAGCAGTATTCCTTATGGGTGGGCCAGGGTCAGGTAAATCAACTGTGGTGGATCAATTAAACCTAGTCAATCTAGGACTTAAGATTGTTAACACCGACAAAGCATTCGAGAACGGTTTAAAGAAAGCAGGACTTGGTCTTGACTTGAGAAATATGGATGCAGAACTAAGAGACCCAATCCGTACAAAAGCAAAACAAATCACTGCAAAACAAATGGATGCATATCTAAGAGGAAGACTTGGTATGGTCTTTGACACTACAGGTGCAAAGGCAAGTAAGATTGTATCTTATAAAGACCTATTAGATAAAGCAGGATACGAATACAAGATGGTATTCGTTAACACTTCACTAGATTTTGCACAACAAAGAAACTCTGAACGTGCAAGAAAGTTACCTAAAGAAGTGGTAACTGCAGATTGGAATGCATCACAAAAGAACGTAGACTATTTTAGAAAGTTGTTTAAGAAAGACTTTATTGAGATTCTAAACAACGATGACCACAAGGCATTAATTAAAAAATCAGATGCATTGTACGGTAAGATGTTAACATGGACAAGTAAGTTCCCTGCAAACAAACAAGCACTTGCATGGAAAGAAGCACAATTACTTGCAAAGAGAAGTAAATAATATGTTAGACCTATTAAGAGAAAAGATTAGAACTGCACAAGACAAAGATGTAGAGGACAAGAAAGGTACTCAACCTAAAAGGTATTATGCAAAAGATGCCGAGGGTGATGAGATGTCCAAGTCCACTAAAGATAAACGTGCATCTCATTTTGCAAAACACGGTAAGAAAGATGACGATGATGCATCTGCATATAAACCTGCGCCAGGCGATAAGTCTGCAGAAACGAAACCATCACAATACACTAAACAATACAAGAAGATGTTTGGTGAAGATGCAGTGAGTGACATCAAAGCAAAACATGCAGATGAAATGGAGAAACTCAAGGCACGTCATGAGAGAGAACTAGAAGCACTTAAGGGTAGACAGGAAAGACAATCAGACACTGCAAAGTCTAGTGTTGATGCAGAGAAGGAAAGAGAGAAACAGAGAAAGGAAGTTGACACTCAATCAGAATCAATAGAAGAAGGTAAACTCGTAGCATCAATCGACACTATATTGACAGCAATGACAAATAAGTGGAGAAAAAAAGCAGAAATAGAATATAAGAAAAATCCTGAAAAAGGATTATCATACATTCAAAGATTAGGTTCAATTATTGGTGCTAGAGTTACAGACAAAGAACAACAGAAGAATCATCTCTTCTTAAAAATGGGTGATGAGTTATCAGAAGCAGTAGATGTAAAAAAAGCACTATCTAAAGTTAAAGGTTTAAGTAGACAACAGATGCAAGTGTTATCAACAATGAGTCCAAGCACATTACAAATCATACTTCAGCAGTTATCATCACTTGCCATGGGAGAAGAGATAGAAGAAAGGAGACTTGCAGATATATTAAGAGATAAAGAAAAGTCCAAACAAAAAGCACATCAAAAAGCAATGATGAAGTCTGCAAGAGACTCTATTAAGAAATATCAAAAGGGTAAAAAAGAAGAGACTGAAGTCGAAGAAGAGAGAGATTACAAAAAAGAATATGCAAACTACCATTCTCAACCTGAACAAATCAAAAGACGTGCAAAGAGAAATGAAGCACGTAGATTAATGAAAGACAATAAAGACATCAAAGGAAAGGATGTCCATCATAAGGATAACAATCCTATGAACAACGATAAGAAGAATCTTTCAGTGGTCACACAAAATTATAATAGAAAGGAACCGAGGAATAGGTAATGACAGGAAACAAACATGACAACGGAGTACACGAGATAGGTACAGAAGAAATGAGAAATGCATATCAAGAAGATACGCCTGGGCAAACAATCGAAGAGTATATTGAAGAGACTCAGAAACTGTTAAAACAACAGAAGAAGAAACACTTCAGTCAAGTGTTTCAAAATCCTCTAAAAGGATTCCCTTACAACGAAGAGTTTGAAGTACGAGAAGTGTCAGAAGATAAACTTCCTGATTTAGATGACATAGACAGTGGTCTCTTTGAGATAGAAGACTTAGAGAGAATGGAAAAACTGCATCAAGAAAATGCAGACAAGTCACTTGCTGCAAAGGCAGAGAAGTCAGGAGTGTCAGTTGGTACACTTAAAAAAGTTTACAACAGAGGTGTTGCTGCATGGAAGACAGGACACAGACCAGGCACAACTCCTGAACAGTGGGGTCATGCAAGAGTGAATGCATTCCTCGTAAAAAGAAAGAAGGGTAATCTAAATCACGATAAGGACTTAGCATAAAAAATGGCACAGTTTAACAAAGATACAGGTCAATTTCTCGATAACAACAAAACACTATATGAAGTTGTTATGGTTGCCGGGCAGGCAGGCCCTTCAACATATGTTAATGCAGGTAATCTAAACACATCTTCTGATTCTTTTGGTAGAATGAGAGTCTCACAACCCCTTACTTTGTTTGATAGTTCGCACAGATATGCTGATAACGATTTGTGGGCAGAGGATACTACTGGAACTGCAAGTAGCACATTTAACTCAAATGCTGGTTTGGTTGAACTTGATGTTGACAGTGCAAGTGGTGATGAGCTCATTCGTGAAACAACAAAGGTTTTCTCATATCAGCCAGGCAAGTCATTGTTGATTATGAATACATTTGTTTTTGATGCACCCAAAACAAACCTAAGACAACGTGTGGGGTATTTTGGCACAGATAATGGTATTTACTTAGAACAAGATGGAACTGATGTTAATATTGTTGAAAGAAGTCTTGTCACTGGTTCTGTAACCGAAACTAGAATCGCACAATCTAATTGGAATGTTGATACAATGGATGGAACTGGACGTTCCAACTTAACACTAGACTTAACTAAAGCACAAATCCTTTGGATGGATTTGGAATGGTTAGGACTTGGTAGTGTAAGAGTAGGATTCATTATCAATGGACAATTTGTTTGTTGTCATATCTTTCATCATGCAAATTTAATTGATTCCACATACATAACAACTGCATCTTTACCATTAAGACAAGAAATTACAAATACTGGTGCAACTTCTGGCCCAAGTCAAGCAAAACAAGTTTGTGCTACTGTTATAGCTGAGGGTGGTTATGAACTAAGAGGTAGACAACACGCAGTTGGAACTCCAATTACAGCCGCATATGAAATGGCATCTGCTGGAACATATTATCCTATAGTCTCATTGAGATTGAAGTCTACTAGACTAGATGCTATTGTTATTCTTACAGCAGTATCAATGTTGGGTGTTGGTAATGGAGTGAACTTCTCTTGGCGACTTGTTGCTGGTGGAAATGTTACTACTGCATCTTGGACAAGTGCTGGAGCAGATTCAGCTGTTGAATATACAACATCAGGAACAGCACATGATGGTGGTGGTAGAGTTCTTGCACAAGGTTACTTGAACTCATCTAATCAAGGT